AAAACAGGGAAGGAAGTCTCTGATGTTGAGTTTATTCCTATAGAAACTATGTCTGGCCTCCAGGGTTATAGTATCAAAATCAAGCTTATTTAAGGTTTGCAGTAAGTACTCGGTATCACAACATTCCTAAGTCACTGGCATCCGCTGGTGGCTTTTTTATTGGAGTAAACAATGGCAAAACCGGACTGGGGCGAGCTTCAGAAGCGGTTCCTGTCCGAGCATGCCAATTCAGGCGTATCACCAAAAGACTGGTGTGAAGCGCAGGGACTGAACTACGCCACCGCCCGCCGATATATCAAAAAACCTCCTGCGCAAAGTGCGCAAAAACTTGCGCAGAAAAAAGTGCGCATTGTGCAGAAAGATAAATGTACAGAAGAGCTGGTGGATGATGATGGACTTACTGCTCAGCAGCGCTTATTTGTCGCGGAGTACCTGAAGGACAACAACGCCACTCGGGCTGCTATCCGGGCGGGTTATAGCAAGAAGTCAGCTGAACAAATCGGTTATCAGCTCCTTCAGAAAACTTCAGTTGCTCAGGCAATTGCGCAGCAGCAAAAAGCGTCCATTGTGCGCACGCTTGGCAGTGCCGATGAGGTATTGGCCCAGATGTGGCAGCTCGCCACCTTCGATGCAAACCAGCTTTCGCAGTATCGCCGCGGCGCGTGTCGTTACTGCTGGGGTTTCGGTCACCACTACCAGTGGCGGGATGCAGTTGAGTTTGAAGAGAAAAGACTCGAGGCTGTTGAGCGTGACAGACGTGAACCAGATGATTCCGGTGGTTACGGTTACGACCACAACCGAGAACCAAGCCCTGAATGCCCACGCTGCAATGGTGACGGCATTGGCCAGCCTTATTTCCCTGACACCCGCAAGCTCCCTCCAGTCTCGCGGCTCGCATACTCTGGAGTGAAGGTCGGCAAGAACGGCGTCGAAATCACAGCCATCAGCCGTGAGCGCATGTTTGAAGCTGTTATGAAGCGCCTTGGCCTGGCTGATAGTGAATTCGCGCAGCGCCTGCAGCAGGTTGAAATAGAACGCAGGCAGCTGGAGGTTGAGAAACTCCGCAAGGAGTTGGCGGGTGATGGTGAAGACGACGAACCAACGCCAGTGCAGATCAATATCAACGTAGTGGATGCGAGGGCAGACGATGGGGATCAGCCCGACACTTAATATTCCTCAGGCGCGCTTCCTCGCGATGAAGCACAAGTTTAAAGCCTACGTTGCCGGGTTCGGTTCCGGTAAAACGTGGGTGGGTTGTGGCGGCATCTGCAAAGGGATGTGGGAACACCCGAAGATTAACCAGGGCTATTTCGCGCCCACGTACCCACAAATCCGCGACATCTTCTACCCGACGATTGAAGAGGTGGCCTTTGACTGGGGGTTGAGCGTCAAAATCAATGAGGGGAACAAAGAGGTTCACTTCTACGAGGGGCGACGGTACCGCGGGACAACAATTTGCCGTTCGATGGAGAAACCTGGCTCTATAGTCGGTTTCAAAATCGGTAATGCGATGGTGGATGAGCTGGACGTCATGGCGGCTGCCAAAGCGCAGCAGGCGTGGCGAAAAATCATAGCCCGTATGCGTTATAAGGTTGATGGGCTGCGTAACGGTATTGACGTCACGACCACGCCGGAAGGGTTTAAATTCGTCTACCAGCAGTTCGTGAAGGCGGTGCGTGAAAAACCAGAGCTCTCGGCCCTGTACGGTCTGATACAGGCCAGCACGTTCGACAATGCGAAGAATCTACCACCTGATTACATCCCGTCGCTGCTGAGCTCTTACCCCGACGAACTGATTCAGGCCTATCTTCGCGGCAAGTTCACCAACCTCAACAGCGGGACCATTTACCACACGTTCAACCGCAAGCTGAATAACTGTTCTGACGAGATTCAGGATGGGGATCCGCTGTTCATCGGTATGGACTTCAACGTGGGAAAAATGGCCGCGATTGTTCACGTAAAGCGTAACGGCCTACCGCGCGCGGTTCGTGAACTGGTGAAGGTCTATGATACCCCGGCGATGATTAAGCGCATCCAGGAAGAGTTCTGGCGATATGAGGATGGGCGTTATGTGAAGAGCCGGGAGATTTACATCTACCCGGATGCCTCAGGCGACTCCCGCAAATCCCAGAACGCCAGCAAGACCGATATTGCCCAGCTTAACGATGCCGGATTCAGCGTCATCGTTGATGATGCAAACCCGCCGGTTAAAGACCGTATTAACTCGATGAACGCCATGTTCTGCAACGCTAACGGCGAGCGCCGCTACCTTGTGAACGTCCAGAATTGCCCGGTTTACACCGAGAGCCTTGAGCAGCAAATCTGGGCGGCTAATGGCGAACCGGACAAATCAGCTGATAACGATCACCCCAATGATGCTGGTGGGTACTTCATCGTGAAGGATTACCCGATCGTGAAACCGGCATACTCAATCACCATGGACACCACTTTCTGATATGGCAAACGACGACATCACTTGGGTTCGACCAGAACACCGGGCGGCTTCTGCTGCCTGGCGGAAATTCAGGGACTTTTGCAAAGGAGCTGAGGCTGTAAAGGCAGCGGGTAATAAGTACCTTCCTTATCTCGACCCGACCGATAAATCCACGCGTAACCGCAAACGTAATGAGGACTATCTGAGCCGCGCGGTGTTCTACGCCATAGCCGGTAATACCAAAATCGGCATGCTTGGCATGGCGTATCGCAAGGACCCCACGTTTAACGGTCCTGAAAAGCTCAAATACCTGTTAGACAATGCTGACGGGGCCGGTACCAGCATCTATCAGCAGTCGCAGCTGGTAGCTGAGAACGTGCTTGAGGTTGCGCGAGAGGGCATTTACGTCGATTACGCTGAAGAGTCCGACGAAGCAATCATCCTCCGCTATCCGGCAGAGAACATCATTAACTGGCGAACGAAGCGAATTAACGGTCGCGATCAGCTGGTGCTGGTGGTCCTGCGCGAATGCGTAGAAGAGCCGGATGGTTACGCTTATAAGGATGAAATCCAGTACCGCGAGCTGGCGCTGGAAGAAGGGCGGTTCATATGCCGCGTATGGCGCCGGGCTGGTGGCACTGCAAATGGAACCTACACCGTTGACAGTGAGTACCACCCTAAGCCGAAAGGAAAGGACTACTGGGATGAAATCCCGTTCACATTCGTCGGGGCCCAGAACAACGATCCTACCATTGATGATTCACCGCTGGCTGCGCTGGTGGAAATAAACCACGGTCATTACCGTAACAGTGCTGACTATGAAGACAGCGTGTGGTTCTGTGGCCAGGTGCAGCCGTATATGACTGGGCTCGATACCGGCTGGCGCGACCACCTCGAGAAGAAGGGCGTGAAAATTGGTTCCCGATCACCGCTTTTGCTTCCCAAAGAAGGCTCGTTTGGTTACGCCCAGGCGCAGCCCAACATGCTGGCTAAGGAGGCCATGGACAACAAGCGCGACTACATGGTGCAGCTGGGTGCCCGGCTGATTGAGCAGAACGCCACGGCGAAGACGGCAACCCAGGCGAGCGGTGAGCAAACATCATCAACATCGGTGCTCGGTATCTGTGTTTCAAACGTTTCTGAGGCCTACACGCTTGCGCTTGGCTGGTGTGCGAAATATCTCGGCATCAAGGGTGAATCGACGAGCTACACGATCAACCAGGAATTCATCGCGAAAGTTGCCGAGTCAGGCATGGTGACGGCAATCGTCAATGCCTGGCAGTCCGGTGCGCTGCGCGATAGCGATATGATTCGAGCATTACAGAAGCTCGATCTCATTGACCCGGCCGACAGTCCTGACGAGGTTATTGATACGCTTCGCAATCAGGCACCAACGCTGACCGGGGGCTAATATGGCAACCGTGAACGAAAGACTGCGGGATGAGGCTATTGCTCATTCCGTCTGGATTAGCCGCTACGCTACGGGCGTGGCAAACCGGATGGTGAAGTTGCTTAACGAGACGGATGCTGACCTGTCGGCACGTCTGCTCGATGCGCTGGACAGATTGCCTCCTGAGAGCTTCACCGTTAGCCGTTTGCAGAGTTTACTGGGCAGCGTGCGCGAGCTTAACCATCAGGCCGTAGCCACCATGCAGTCAGGGCTCGAGAATGAGCTGGTGGCGCTGGCAAAGAGCGAGGCCAGTTATCAGATGAGCCTGTTCGATTCCCTTCTGCCTTCACAGGTCCTGTCTCACTATCCGCTGCAGGGCATCACCGCCGATATGGTGTATGCCGCGGCGATGGCGCAGCCCTTTCAGGGGAGGCTGCTGAGTGAGTGGGCGGAGAATCTGGAATCGGACAGGCTGGCGCGGATCGTGAACGCCGTCCGCAGGGGGTATCTTACCGGCGACACGGTAGAAACAATCGCGCGCAGTGTTCGCGGCCACGCCAACAAAGACTATCGCGACGGCGCGCTGCAGATGAGCAGGGCAAACGCCGCCAGCATCGCTAAAACAGCCGTGAATCATCTGGCTGCCACAGCACGCAACAGCTTCACCAGTGCCAACAGCGATATCGTAAAAGGTAAGCAGTGGCTGTCTACGCTGGACAATAAAACCAGCCACGACTGCATTATTCGTGACCTGCTGCGCTACACCCTGGATAACAAACCGGTCGGGCATAAGGTGCCTTACCTACAGGGACCCGGGAAGATTCATTTCTGCTGCCGTTCTACCGAAACCCTGATCCTCAAGTCGTGGCGCGAACTCGGCATCGATATCGACGAGATGGACGAGGGGACTCGTGCCAGCATGGATGGACAGGTACCGGGGAAAACCTCGTATCTGGAAT